GACGTCGGGCGGGATCGTGCTGAGGTTGAAGATGCTGACCGGGTCGCGGGGGTTCAGCGGCTCGGAGCGGAAGTCGCGGTTGGCGTTACGCAGAACACCGCCGAGCGTCTCGGGGTAGCCAATCTGGCTGCGGGGGTCGAGGTAGTTCTGGTTGCCCAAGATCTTGTCCGGACTGAACTGACCAAAGTCCTCGGTCGCCACCACATCCTTGGGGATGAGGCTGGCGGAGCTGACGGTCTGGCCAATGTTATCGCCCATGCCACCATTGACTGGGGAAGGCATCATAGAATTAGCAACATCGCGAGTACCGCCACCCATCACGTTCATCCCTTGGAGGCTAGCCGGGGCTGAGCCCACACCGAAGCCACTCTTCTTGGGGGCGAAAAGTAAAACCAAAATGATAACGACCAGAACCACGATGGCGAGCCCCTTGCGATTCATTTATACTTAGTGTCTACTTTTTTTTCCGGCTGGGACGTCTAGTCCAGATAATCGGCCGGATCATCCTCAATCTCGGGCTCATCGGTGAACGCATAGTCCGTCTTGACGGCCGGCCTGGAAACTCCACGGACGCGCACCTGGAGCACCCTCCACACGGGACCGAACGACTTCTTCAGAAACCACAGACCCGAGAGCTCAAGGAGCGCATCGACTGTCGCTCCCACCTTGACGTCCTGGAGCTCGACCGAGTTCTTCTGGGTGTCGAATGCGACAGTGACCACCTGACCCTTCATGGACGCGAGACTCGCCCCGAGTACAGAGTCCGTCACACTCTCCTGGAAGGCAGTCTGGATCGTCTCATCGCTGAGCTCCTTACCGAACCACTCAACCTTCGACGCCTTGGCCTGGGTCAGGAGCTCCTCATCAATTGTCGAGAAAATTTGAGATCCCTCCGGAACCTTGAAATTCACAGACTTGGTTGACAAATCATCCTGAAGAACGAGACCATTCACCTGGCGCTGAGCTCCATTAATCTTCAGAAAATACCGGCCGTCGGGCAACTTCTGGGGCTTTCCGTACTCCATCTATGTCATTCATACAAAAATATTCTTTAACTTTAGAAGATGTCTAAGACATGCGGAGCCCAGTACATTCTGAAAGATTGTCAGTGTATTGCGGATCCGTTCGACAGGTACGCGACAGTCTGCGGATACATCAGCAAGGTTGACGGTCTTCTCTATTCATGCGATGATGGATGCTGTTCCGAAAAATGTGATAATTTAAATAAACTTCCGACAGGTATCGAAAATCGACCTTCGGCGGGCGTGTCACTCCCCCCTGGGTATGGTAACAACCTTCAGACGAGTTCAAAGCCGAATCCGGTAGGAACACCATTTAGTGCTGTAAATTCAACTGGGCCTCTCGGGTCATCAGTATCAGCCTGGAAAATTTTGTTGATAGCAGTGATACCATTGATACTGGTCGTATTGCTCTCGTGTTTACTCTAGTTAAAGAGGCGGACCCTGAATAGAGTACAAGATGGCCACTACCACCGATATTCCCGTGACTCTCGATGCTCTGATGAAGGAGATGAAGGCGCTCCGCAAGGAGGTTCGCAAGATCCGCACGCACATCGAGGACCCGACCGGAGAGAAGCAGGCTGAGCGTTCCAAGAACAATGGCTTCAACAAGCCTCGGGACGTGTCCCCGGAGCTTCGGGCCTTTCTGGGCCTCGGAGCTGCCGAGCAGATCTGCCGTACCGACGTGACCAAGCGCGTCAATGTGTACGTGACGGACAAGGGCTTGAAGAATGGCAAGTTCATCTCCCTGGACGAGCCCCTGAAGGCTCTGCTGAATGTGCCCGAGGGCGTCCAGGTGAGCTTTCTGAACCTTCAGAAGTTCCTGGGTCCTCACTACCTGAAGGACCCAAACGCCCCCGAGAAGAAGCCCCGGGCCAAGAAGGAGGCGCCAGTGGAGGTGGAGGGTGCGGTGGCGGCGCCGGTGGAGACTCCGAAGGAGAAGAAGATGCGCCCGAAGGTGGCCAAGGCGACTGCCTGAACTGGCTTAAACAACTGGAACTTGTACTAAACACACAATGGATGAAAAAATAGCACCTCCGGCTCTGTCCAGGGACCACCTGAACACATTGGTCGGAACAAAAATCAAAACCATGGAACTGTATCAACGGGCTTTCACTCACAAAAGCGCGTTGAAGCGGTACACTGGCCTCACGGGCTCGTACGAAACTCTCGAGTTCATGGGCGACTCGGTCCTCGGGTTCATCATCACCAAGCACCTCTTTGACCTCCATGAGAAGGAACAGGAGGGCTTTCTGACAAAGGCGCGCACGAAGATGGTCCGTGGGAAGACTTTGTGCGAAATTTCCAAAGTTCTCGGCCTCGACAAGCTCATTCTGATGGATGAGAAGGGCGAAAGGAACGGCTGGAACACCAACGAGCACATCATGGAGGATGCTTTTGAGGCGCTCGTTGGTGCCATCTATCTGGATCTCGGGATGGTCCATGCCAAAAAGTTTGTTCTCGAGTCCTTCACAAAGGTGACAACATCACTTGTGGATGACAATTACAAGGACCAGCTCATGCGGTGGTGCCAGGCGCTCAAGTTTGACCTGCCTGAATATCGTCTGGTCAGCCAAGTCAATGGCCAATTTTTCATCACGGTCGTCGTGGATGGTATGGACTGTGGGTCAGGTTTCGCACTGACTAAAAAACAGGCCGAACAAAATGCGGCCGAGATTGTACTTAAGACGGACCCCCGTTTCAAGAACAAAACGATACCACGGAATGTCGCATCTCGAAGCGAGAGCCCGTGAACTCATCAGCGCCGTATATGCCGAACAAAGATCTCAGGAATGGTTAGATCTCCGCGAGCAGATGATCACGGCGAGTGATGTCGCGAGTGCTATAGGTGAAAATCGTTATGAAAGTGTTGATTCATTTGTTAAAAAGAAGGTCCTGAAGACAAAGTGGGCCGGGAATGCAGCCACGGCACACGGCACGGCCCTCGAGCCCATGGTCCGGGATATGTACGACCAGAAGACCGGGCGCAAGTCCCACGAGATTGGTCTGGTTCAGCATCGCGAGTACCCGTGGCTCGGCGCATCTCCTGATGGGGTCACAGAGGATGGCCTCCTTATCGAGATCAAGTGCCCCTTAACTCGCAAAATTGAGAAAAAGGTCCCCCCGTATTACTTGCCACAGGTTCAGCTCCAGCTGGAGATTACGGACCTCGAGGAGTGTGATTTTATTCAATACAAGCCAGGCCCGCCCGAGGAGTACGTGGTCATTCGAGTCCAGCGCGATCGTGAGTGGTTCGCCAAGAATCTTCCGGCAATGCGCATCGCATGGGACCGCATAGTCAAGGGCCGCGAGTTTGGCCTGTGCGAAATCATTGACGATCCAGTGCCATGGTCTGAAGGTGGTATTAAGGAAGAAACCCGTTGTGATATTATAGAGGAGGAAGATGGTGCCTCTGTTCCAATGTAAGCACAAGCCAAAGATGCTCACATGTAAGGAGTGTCAAGGCAAGTTCTGTACCAGATGTATTCAACTCGAGGCGCACGAGTGCCCCAAGTTGAGTACACGTATCCAAAAAGATCGAGACAATTTAAAAACCCAATTGGTCAAGGTGGTTGCGGCAAAGGTGGCACCGATTTAGGCCCCCAGTCCCTCACTTCAGGTTCCTCATAATATAGGCAACCAGCGCCAAGACTACCAGAGTAATCAGAAGGTTCCTGAAATCCTTTGTAATCTTAAAGGTTCCGGGCATCTGGTCACGTTGACGACCCATCCAGCTCCACGGTTGCTCGGGGCGGTACCACGTCACGGTACCATCCGAGTACTCCATTTTACGCGTCGGGAACATCCCATGGGGCGCATAGTTCGGGTCAATCGTCTTGAGAAAGACGTTCCCGGACAGATCCTTGGGCTTGACTCGGAGATCGTCTGTGTAGTCGGTAGGGGTTTCGTCGATCGCGGTCGTATATGATCCATCGATAAAGACATCCTTGCGGAAGCCATCGTGGTTAATCCCATAGTCCCCTGTGAACGTCGTTATATTGAACTTGTCAATCTGAAGACGGTCATCAATCATAAGCGTCGAAGCCATTCTATTACGTACTTACATTATTTTTGTACGCCTTGGTTTTCATCTTGACCTTGTGAAGCTCCCACATCTCGTCAAGGTCCACATCGAGCATATGGGCCAGCTGGAAAAGATAACTAAATACGTCGCCCATTTCCATAACCACGTCAGTCCCACGGTCCTTCTTGAGCCCGGTCTTTTTGTAGATCCGGTGCTTCTGCCTGATACTTGACGCAAGCTCGCCCATCTCTTCATTCAGAAGCATCCACACGATGCTGACTGGGGCCTTGTCCCAACCCTTCTGTTTACATAGGTATGCTGTCTCATCACGAAACTGATTCATTTCTTATTGGTGAAACGCCGCCAGTCCTTAAGAGGTGATTCGTGCGAGCTGCTTTCGGTACCTATAAACCATCATGATCGCAAAGACGAGCAGAACAAACTCGGCAAAGAGCTTGGCGCTCTCGATCTTGTTCTCTTGGGGCGTCTTTGTCTCGATCCATGGTCCGACCACCATCAGACTGAAAATACGAATGAGGCGTTCGATCGCGAAGAAGATGAGGAAACCAAAGAGGATGTCGTCGAGGGCTCTCATATACTATTTACCCATATTATTTCCGACAGATTTCCTGGAAAGGATGTAGATGATGCTTCCGCAGCAGATGATACACCCAATGGTACCGAACATGTTTGAACACCGAGACGGTTTATTAGGATCGCTGGGACCACACGTAAAGTTTTGAATACAGCTCATAATACACAAAGTCAGAACGCATGCGAACATAATTTGAAAGTTATTCATCATTTGTATTATCTTTTAAAAAATTCCAAATTTGAAGTTGCTCGGAAGCTTGTTGCCATACGTGCTGGTGGTGACCGGGATCGGGAGGGGCACGGGGTTCTCGGAAATGTCGCGCAGGTACACAAGCTGCTGAAGCATTCCAGTCGAGATGGTGGCTGTGGAGCGCCGGACGACCTCGTCGTTCATGGCGGCGACCTGACTCCGGACATTTGTGTTCGGATCATTCACCAGATCGGTGTAGACAACGCGCATCATCGACTGGACGTCACCCTCGTTCTGGGGTTCGATCTCATACCCGGTCTTGTCCTTGATGGCCGAGATAATGGACTGTTGGATTCCCGCCCGATTAAAGTCGGAAAAGAAGGCGTTGCCAAGAGGTGTCGGAAGACTCAGGCGAATCGGCTTGAGATCATAGGTCTCCATATTGAGATAGACCTACATAAAAAAACTGGCCGTAATCTTTACAATGAAGGTCCTCAAGCGCGATGGTTGCCCCGAGGAAATGCTTTTCGACAAGGTGACCAAGCGAATTTCAAAACTAAATTCAGCGCCAGAGTTCAAACCTCTCAATGTACAGCCTGACAAGGTCGCCCAGAAGGTGTTTTCATCCATGTACGATGGGATATCTACGGCCGAGATTGATAACCTGACGGCCGAGGTGGCCATCGGAATGATTACCGAGGATCCCGACTATGAGACACTTGCCATGCGCGTCACAGTTTCAAACCTTCAAAAGAATTGCCCCAAGACATTTACGGATTGTGCGTATGAACTACTCGCGAGAGGAATCGTCTCACCTCAATTTTGTAATGAAATTCCACTCGATGTAAACTCTTGGATTGTCCCTACACGCGATTACCTCTTTGGATATTTCGGGATCAAGACGCTCCAGAAGGGCTACCTAAACGAGGGCGAGACGCCCCAGTATCTCTTCATGCGTGTCGCCATAGGTATTCATGGGTCCAATACCGAGAGGGTCCGAGAGACCTATGACTTGATGTCCCAGAAGTACTTTACGCACGCGACGCCGACCCTCTTCAACGCCGGAACTCATCGACCCCAGATGTCGAGCTGTTTCCTGATTGCCATGAAGGATGACAGCATCGAGGGCATCTATGATACACTCAAGGAGTGCGCGCAGATTTCCAAGTGGTCCGGGGGAATCGGCGTCCACTGCTCGAACATTCGTGCGAATGGCAGCAAAATTAGGGGAACGAATGGAATCGCCGATGGCATCGTGCCAATGCTTCGCGTCTTCAATAACACGGCCCGATACGTCAACCAGGGGGGCGGGAAGCGGAAGGGTTCCTTTGCCATCTATCTGGAGCCTTGGCACGCCGACATCATGGAGTTCCTGGAACTCCGCCTGAACCAGGGCGACGAAGAGATGCGCTGCCGAGACCTCTTCACGGCAATGTGGATCCCGGATCTCTTCATGCAAAAGGTTGAGGCCGATGAGGACTGGCACCTGATGTGTCCCAGTGAGTGCCCTGGTCTTCCAGACGTCTATGGACAGAAATTTAACGAGTTGTATCAGCTGTACGTCGACCAGGGACGCTTCCGCAAGTGCGTCAAGGCTCGAATCGTCTGGGATGCTATCCTCAAATCCCAGGTCGAGACCGGGACTCCCTATATGTGCTACAAGGATTCAGTCAACGCCAAGTCGAACCAGTCAAACATCGGGACTATCAAGTCGTCCAATTTGTGTACAGAAATCATGGAGGTTTCGGAGGCGGACGAGACGGCCGTGTGTAACCTGGCATCGATCAGTCTTCCCGCGTTCGTGATTCCCAAGACGTACAGGCACGGTGAGGAGGACGGGCCGGGCTTCAACTTTGCCAAGCTCGAGTGGGTCGCCGAGGTTGTCACTCGCAATCTGAACCGCGTGATTGACCGGAACTACTATCCGACCGAGGCGGCCCGGAAGTCAAACCTTCGCCACAGGCCGATCGCCATCGGGGTCCAGGGACTTGCGGATGTCTTCATGATGATGGGACTCTCGTTCGATGAACCCAAGGCTCGCAAGCTCAACCAGGACATCTTTGAGGTCATCTACTGTGGAGCGTTGCGCGCATCCGCAAAGCTGGCCGAGATCGATGGACCCTATGAGACCTATGATGGCTCGCCAGCCTCCAAGGGTCTGCTCCAGTATCACATGTGGGACAAGATGCCCGAGAGGTTTGAGGATGTCGAGAGTTTCATCCGGATCAACGGACTCCGAAACTCGCTTCTGGTTGCGCCGATGCCGACCGCGTCGACCGCACAGATTCTGGGGAACAACGAGGCGTTCGAGCCTTACACGACCAACATCTATCTGCGGCGGACTTTGGCCGGCGAGTTTGTCATGATTAACAAGCACCTCATCAAGGATCTCCAGAATATCGGCCGATGGAGCCCGGATATCAAGACGGAAATTGTGCGTCAGGGAGGGTCTGTCCAGACGCTCGACATTCCGGACCGACTCAAGGAGATTTACCGGACCGTCTGGGAAATTCCTCAAAAGTCAATCATCGAGATGTCGGCGGACCGAGGGCCGTTCATCGACCAATCGCAGTCTCTGAACATCTTCATGGAGAATCCGACACCGTCCAAGCTGACCAGTATGCACTTTTACGGATGGCGCAAGGGGCTCAAGACTGGAATGTACTATCTGCGGACCCGTGCCAAGGCAAAGGCCCAACAGGTCACGGTCCCGGTCGGGCAGGTCTCGCTGGCCCCGACCGCTGAGCAGGTTCTTGCGTGCTCTCTCGCGAACCCTGGGTCTTGTGATATGTGCTCGGGTTAAATGCTTAAAACTTTTGTCTTTTATTTCATAATGGATGAGTGCTGGAGGCACCTTCCGTATGATATGGTTCGTCTCGTCATCGAAATGTCAGAACCGTCGATCGATGTTCGACTTGCGTTCGGCATAAAACCTAAGAGACTTGAGGTGGCAAGGGCCTGTCGACTATGGCACCTCCTCAAGTATCATGATGGTCTCATTTACAATTTAAATACAAAAACCCTTCACAATTTTGTGATCCCAGGGGTCTACATTGTTCGACGACCTATCGCACTCAACTACCATACGGCCGGTCTATGGGTCTTTAACGATACGGAAGATGATTACACGGTGGAAATGACCGGCGCGGACGGGGCAATAATATGCTATCCAACGACCGAACCGTGGATCACAGAACGTAAAGTCCTTTTGAAAGGTTAGGAGTTACTTTCGAACACTCTTATTTAGTGCGGTCATCATGCGCCACCGATTCATGGCATTTCTGTTCATTCTTGCCCAGTTCACAGGTGGGACATACATAGAAAACACTTTCTTATTTGGCGATCGCTTGGGGGTCGGGGACCGCTTGGGGGTCGGGGACCGCTTGGGGGTCGGGGACTTTTTTACCGACTTGACAAGGTTAAGAAGACGCCTTCTTGCCATAGCCTTGCGTTCCTGTAGCTTCGAAACGTGTTTCCGAATTTTCTCCCAGCGATTGCGAGCCTGTGAGGACCGACGCTTCTGCATTTCTGCGGCTGATGGCTTGGCCCACTGACGCAGTGATCCAAAGTTAAACTTTGTAAGACCAGTGTTCGGCATTGTACTTAAAAATATCAAACATTTTATCTAGAATGGTCCTCTGGATCGACATCGACCGGAGCCTGATCGAGTGTGTGCCGACTGGGAAGGAGTCCGGGAAGTTTCGCTATAGACTCGGTGGAAGTCCTTTGCGTTTTCAGATTCCACGCGGGATGTGTACATGGGGAGTCTCGGCCTACAAGTCCATGAATGTCGAGCTCTCGTCTCGTGAGTTTATTTCATGGTGGAAGGAGCTCGAGACCCAACTGTGTCCTGTGATCCCCTTCAATTCGAATCTAAAAGGAGGATCGAACGGGTCATCCCTTCGGGTCAAGGTGGATGATGCGACCTATATTTTTGATGAAAATTCAAAACAGGTCACGCCCGGGGTCCAAGAGGGTCTCTTTCGTGGGCAAGAACTGTCCTGTCTGATCGACATCGAGTCGAATTACTTTTTTAATGGTTCTTGGGGGCTGACCGTGCGCGCTTCACAGGTGAAGACTTACGGCGACTCGGAGGATGTCGACGAGCCAGAGACGACTGCTGCTGTCGCACCTGGGCCGATCTTGACCGGCCGGTGTGCCTTCCTGTCAGAATAGATCACTAGATAGTTCTTGCTATATTAAAAACTGTATTCGCCCCTTCGGCCGCGGCAAACATAGGGGACGCCATGGTCAGCTGGTAAAAGCCGTAGGCTAATAAAGGAACAAGAAATCCTAAGCAAATAAAGAGATATCCGAAGGATGCCGGTGGAGGTTTGGAGGGGGGCTGACCAGCGGGGGCCGGCGGGGGAGTCGTTCTGGACATCCTCACGAGCCAAATACCACATGCACAAAAAATGATGGCTATAAATGGAGATGCGTAAAGACCCATTTTCGCTTTCAGATCACCGACTTCCTGAAGTCCTCCCAATACGGCCGCCATATACTATTACTTGGCATAAATTTCTCGTGCGCGCTTGAGCAGAGGGCCCTGAATTAGGGCAAATCCCTTAATACCCAGCTCCTTCTTCGCCTTGGCAACCGCCTTGATCCAAGGGTTCGCCTTCGAATCCTTGGATTTGGACTTGCTGACAATCTCACCATCCTTCTTCTTGAGGTCCTTCTTCGTGAGGCCTCCGGCAGTACGGGTCGCATTTCCGTGCATCACCTGAGCGCGCGATCCGATCGACATTGTACTATAAGTAGACATTTTATTCTAAAATTACACTCTAAATATCTTACGAAGCGCGTGGATCGTAATCTTGGTCTTCGTCACGTTCGGCACCTGTGTCGCGAGTGTGGGGTCGTTCAGGACCTCTGCGCAAACCCGCGCCTTCCCTTCTTGTAATTGCATGATGCTCTGCTCGACTGAAGGCAGTGGCTGTACACCATCGTATCCCACGTAGACCAGCCGTTTCACAAACACCTTCTGTATCTGGCCCGTTCGATGAGCGCGACCGATCGCTTGTAACTCTGTCGCCGGGTTCCACGCAGGGGTCGTAATGTAGACGCGCGTCGCCTCCTGAAGGTTGAGGCCGACTCCGCCCGCCTTGATCTGGATCAGGAAAACCGCAGCGGGACGAGTTCCTGTGGAACTCGCCCCCTTAAATCCTGCGATCGCCTCCTCGCGTTTCTCCTTGAGGACTGAGCCGTCGATTCGAAACACAGGAATGTTGATCGCCGTGAGCCTCTCTTGGATATGGTCCATTTCACCCATAAATTGTGTGAAAACCAGGGCCTTTTCTTTACGGTGCGACTCGATCAATTCGATCAGAGTATTCATCTTTTTCGATCCGTACGTCCACAGGATCGGGTCCGAGTCATCCTTAAGAGCCATCCCATCCAGGTATAGCTGAGGCCACGTCATCACCTGCCGCACGCGAAGCAGCGCCTCGAGCACCTCCATCTGACGGCCCGCGCCCGCACCCAGGTTAACCACTTCGCGGACCACATCCTGACCTCGGCCGAAGGCCTCGGCATAGAGTCCCTTCTCTTCTTGGCTCATCTCGAGTTCGATATTCTCAAACTCGCATGGAGGCAATTCTAGTCTCGAATTGAAGCGAGCCACGCTCTCCTTGGTGCGCCTGAGGACGTAGGTCTCGCGGATCTGGTCTGTGTAGCCCTGGACCACGTCCCGCGGAAGGCCCACGAAACTACAGAGGGCCACAAAATCCTTGATCGAATTGAAGACGGGCGTGCCAGAGACGACCCATCGAATGGGAGCCTGAATGGCCCGACAAGCGATGTGGCTTTTCGATTTGTTGTTTCGAATTTCGTGGCCCTCATCCAGGATCACACGGTCCCACGAGACCCCCAGCAGAGGGCACACCGGGCCGCCCGGACGCTGCGGCAGGACCGAATACGGCGCGACCACCACATTCGGTATATTGGCCGAAAGCGCACGCTTGGCTCCATCGAATGCCGCGACGCTCAGACTCGGAGCAAAGCGCGCGATTTCATCGCACCACTGACCGACGATCGACTTTGGAACCACAACCAACGTGTGGGGTTTTGGGTTCGCCAGCATCGTCGCGATTAGCTGGACGGTCTTGCCGAGCCCCATCTCATCGCACAGGAAGCCGCCCGGGTGCGATTCCGCCAGCTCGCGCGCCACGAGCCACTTAAGGCCATCGTGCTGATAGGGGGAAATCAGGCGGGTTCGGAGGAGTGACATTGTTTTTTGGTCTGGATCCAAGGTAGGGTTCCAGACCCTGACTTGGGGACGACACGAATTTCTTCTCTCCGTCCTTGGTAGGAATGTCGTCCGATGAACTCGTTCGGAAAATTACAAACATTATTCGCAACCATGCAAATCCAAAGCAAGGCTTGAATAACTTGAAGCGCAATCAGGATATTGTCCCGGGAATTGTGGCCATTATCAAGGGGGCCGTGGGAGGCCAGGCAACGACCAAGGCTCTTGTCCAGAACGCGCCCACCAACGATCTTGTCAATTCTATTACAAAATTGATCCGTAATAGCGTGAAACTTCCGAATACGACCAAGGCGACGGTAGTCGAACGCCTATCTCAAGAAAATCAGACCAATGAATTGGTCCAGAAAATTCTGCAGTCATTTAAGAACGCGCTCCCGCCTCCGACCCTAGTGTCCCCCGGGTCTGCCACTGCCGAAAAGCCAAAACCCGCAGACTCCATTGGGGGCGCTTACTATGGCGGAAAGCGAATCGGCTGGGTCTTCGATACTCCGAGTGGACCCGGATTCAAGCTGAAAGGCACGAAGGATGCCGTGATCGAACATAAGGGATGGAGACTTAAGGGCCCGAGAAACACGAATGCCTATAATTTATACTATACAAAGACTCCACGAGTGCCACGAACAAACGTGCCTCTGAATCAGGGAACTCCACGCGCTCCCTGGTCCTGGCCCGGCTTTTCTCTCAAAAAACCAAACGGTCAGCAAGTGAACCAGAGGCCAGCGAACCAGCGGCCGGCAAACCAGCGGCCGGCGAACTCTACAAATCAGAAGCCGCCACGTGCTCCATGGACCTTCCCTTCTATTTTCTCGCGTAAGAATAAGATGCCTATGTATGGGCCAGAGATGAAGCCAAACTTCCTTCCTCCTGTTCAGACCGGAGTGAACAGTAATGGTCGTCCTAACTATGGCCCGCCACCTCCCGGATACGTACTGACTACCCGTAACAACAAGACGGGCTACTATAAGAACATGAATGCCAAGCCCCTCAATGCCAATGCCAAGCCCCTCAATGCCAATGCCAAGCCCCTCAATGGCAAACCCCTCAATGCCAATGCCAAGCCCCCACCGACACTGCGCAACTATTCAAATATGGGCCTTAAGCAACTTTTAAATGCTCGGTCCAGGTATCCTGAGAATGCGGCCAAGATTACAGCTCTTATTAAGGAGCTTTTTAAGAGGGCTCTATATGAACTCGAGTATGAATCGGGGTCCAAGCGCGCCCGGAAGATCGGCGAGCTCTTGCGCCTTTTGCCGCGGACCTTTAACGGACGCCGGAATGCCACCTCTCTAGTAATCGACAATGTACGTAATACCCGTAATAACCGTGAGCTATCGAATCTGGCATCGAACCTTGGACGGGTTCCCAACGAGAACATTGCTCGCGCGTTCGCTGAACAGAAGAAACGCCTCAAGCGTAAGACAGATGGCGGCGGTAATAATATCAATGAAATTCGACGCCGCCGCACAATCCTAGGCGGGGGTTCGGGTGGCGGCTACGGCGGGGGTTCGGGTGGCGGCTACGGCGGGGGTTCGGGTGGCGGCTACGGCGGGGGTTCGGGAGGCGGCTACGGCGGGGGTTCGGGTGGGAACAGCAACCTCAATGAGATTCGACGCCGACGCGCGTTTCTTTCGCGCGGCTCAGGTGGTGGTGCCGGGAACGGGGGAGGAGGATATGGTGGTGCCGGAAACGGGGGAGGATATGGTGGTGGTTACGGAAACGGAAGCCTTCCCCCGCCTCCTCCTCTGCCTCCTACGCAGCAGACTGCAATCAACAATGCTGGTGGAATTCCTCGGGCTCTCAATACGGTCGCGGCCGTTCCAGGGGGCGCGCCTGCGGTTGCCAAGGCGGCCGAGGCCCTCAACGAGACGGGTGGCAATGTCGTCCAAGCCATCAATGTCAAGGGTGCGAGTCCTGCCGCAATCAATGCGGTCCAGAAATTAGGAGGGAAGAATAATGCCGTAAATGTTCTTGCGGGCCTGAATACGATGGCTCAGAAGCCAGCGACCCGCGCTATGAAGAGGGGTCCGCGAAAGACCTCTAAGAAGTTCCGACCTCGTCTGGCCGAATTGAATAAGGTGATTAATTCAGTCAAGAAGAAGAAGCTGATCTCGATCATCGCTCATAATGTCACCAAGACGCATGAGATTCACCCGAACGACGAGAAGCTCAAGAAGTACTATCGCAAGGTTATCAAGGCGAATATTCTTCGAACGCCATTCTCGAATATTGTTCGCAAGGCGGCAAAAAAATAGTTGTACATATTATATGGCCGGGGCATTGATCATTATAGTGGTTATGTTTTTCGTGGCTCTTATGTGTGCTGGAGGCGGATACTGGTATTGGACAACAACCCAGGTATCAAGCCCGGCTCCCACACCTGGCTCCACACCAGGCCCCGTTTCTTCTCCAGCAGCGACCGATCCCCGGTCGAGCGTCTGGTCTTCAGGACAGTCTCTTGTATCAGCTCCGACCGATTTGTTCACTCTTAAAGGAACGACATTCGCAACCAAGCCGACGGGCGTTCCAAACACGGCCGCTCTCATTGCAGCAGCGCCGACCGTCAACTATACGTTTTCGATTGATTTTAAGCTGGCCGGCACTCGACCGGACACCGGCGCGACTCAGATATTTTATCACGTCAGCTCTAGCACGGGCGTGCGTACTCCAACACTTTTTATTTTGAGCAACAACTGGGGAGCAGGTTACAAGGGATGTCCGCATGTTGCTCATGCAGCTCAACCTTCCGGAGAAGGGTGGATGGCGGCGCCTCCGAATCATACGACGCCACCTGTTCCCGATGATGTCTGGACGAATGTGACAGTCACGGCATCTGATAAAACTGTCAGTATGTATATCAATGGAAGCACAACTCCTATCACGACTGGAATTGTGCCCAATAATGGTACTCTCATTTGGCAACCAGAACCTGATCCGGCAAATGCATGGAAATGGGATTGTGGACCTATCACCGCCACCGGTCAAATGCAAATTGCAAACTTCTACTGGTGGAATACGGCTCTGACGACGGCGCAGATTGCCCAGCTCAAAGTGCCATCCAGCCCTACTACGGGCGTCGCGACGACGTCCTATTATATGCCCGAGCCGTATTCAAAATATTAAAATGTAAGTTCAATATAAATGTCGGCCCCACCAAAGTCGAACATGATGATTTACGTGGGTATCGCAGTTTTTGTGCTTTGTATCTGTGTTGCTGTGGGTATCTACTTTGCCACGCAGGGAGGCTCTCCGGCCCCTGATACATCGTCGACTGCGTCGACTCCCGGTCCGGCGTCGACTTCCGGTCCGGCTCCGGCCCCCGCTTCACCTAAAAAATATACGTTTGTCGGAGAAGGGAAGTGTATTAACAAACTGACCGCAACTGGAATGTGCTCTGGGGTGGCAGACGCCACTGCGATCGGTCTGCAGTCAAATGGCTGCTGGCATTGTTTAAAAACTGAAGATGGAACCGCGCAGGATCAAGCGGCTGCGGTTGCAACCTACACAGGGGGTCTTTTTCCGTTCACACGAGTACACTATGATTATGTTGGAAATGGACCGTGTACTAATGATATTTCTGCCGCACGTACCACGTGTAGCACGCAGACCGGAACTGATACGATCGGTCGGCAGTCAAATGGCTGCTGGCATTGTTTAAAAACTGTAACCACGGCAGGGAATAAGAATGTATCAGATTACACAAACGGCCTTTACCCTCTTGCCGCTTAAAAAAATCGTGTCAAGCCCAAGCCAGAACTTAAAGAGGTAAAGACCTCTTATCGTGTAAAAAAGATGGACTCGTTTCCATACATTCAGAAATTGAACAGCATCCGGGCCGGACTGATAAACGATCAGTCCCCCGCGCCATCGTGGGTTCGCATCACGACAATCACGATGTGTTCAAAGTTTCTGGAAGATATCGATCTTCCCAAGTTTCGCGAGAATTTCAAGAAACTTGAGACGGTTTACGTTCGACCCAAGGGGTCTCGGGCTCGAGGCTTTGCGTGGAAGATGAAGGAGACGGCCTTTTATAACCAGGTGACAATCGGATATGAGGATCACTCATCTCGCAAGAGCATCAAGCTCTTTCCGAACGGCTCTATACAGGTGGCCGGATGCGCGGACCTCTTTGACTGTCGGCGGATCCTCAAGCAATTATCCTTTATTTTGATGGTCGTCCTTGGAAAAGAGGTGAAGGTTCCCGTGGATGAGGTGGCGGTCAAGATGATCAACACAAACTTTTCTTTGAATTGCTCCGTGAACCTCCTCAAGATTATCGCAAAACTTTCAAAGCCCGCCCCTGGACAGGACTCTGCGAGTCCCTCGTTCAAAGTCACTTTCGACCCCGACAGGTACAGCGCAGTCAAGGTGAAGTTCGTGCCGAAGCCAGGACAAAAGCAGGTGACGGCCAGCATTTTTAGCACGGGGAAGATCATCGTGACCGGGGCTCAGACATTAGACGAGATCGCAGAGGCTTACGCAATTTTGAATCAAAATTTGAGGGATCCGGCCATTCTTATCAAGCCGGCGGTACAGCCCGAGCTCTTCGACAACATCATGGGGGCTACATTTGGGGAGTGGGCACGTGTCTTGAAGAATAAAATCTAGTGTAATTTCAAATGTCTCAGCGATATGGAATGGCCGATGGCCGCTGTCTCACCGAGTTTTCGTCGAACCGTATCCTTAATGACCAGATTATGGCCGAGAAGAAGATTGCCTTCCAGGACAACTATAAGTATCGCGCGACCCTTCAGGCCGAGGGACCTGAGGGCCTGTCCCTGCCCGTGAAGAACGGCGCTTGCCAGACGGGAAAGGTTGTTGTTCTAGTCGAGAATGAATAATTTCTGTTATAATAGAAATGGATGCGCCTTCTGTTGTAAAAAAAGGACCATCTATGATGATAATTGTGGGTGGTTTATTTCTAGTGATTGTAATTGCCGTCGTGATCTACTTCCTAACCCAGGGAGGAGGCTCTCCAGCCCCTGACACTCCGGCCCCTCACACGTCGTCGTCTCCGAGTCCTGTTTTCTCTGGTACACCCCATCCCGTTGGCCAATTTCCCATGTCTCCCGTCCCTACGCCGGCTTTTGCTCCTGCCTCTACTCCGGCTTTTGCTCCTGCCTCTACTCCGGCTTTTGCTCCTGCCTCTACGCCGGCTTTTG